TGTCCTCGTCCAGACTCTTGTTCAATCTCTTCACCATCTTTGTTGATAGGAGGAACCGTAAAAGCACCTGAGTCATCAAAGCAGTCAACAAATTGTGTTCCGATTGCAGCAGCATCATCAGTACCACCAAAACCACATACAATACCAATAACACCTTTGATCTCCATATAGTCATGTCCACCAGCAGCGTCTACAAACTTAACTCTGCCAGTTGAAACATCAACAGTAGCAGTGAACACGTCAGTAAAAGGTGCACCAAGTGCTATCAGAGCATTAGTGAGTGTTGTTGGTGTCTCAGTTGCACCGAGAGCTGATATATCATAAACGGTGGTTGTCCAGTCTCCTGTTGCGTCAAACCGATAGATGATACTGTCTCCTGCAAGTAATGCAGAGCAGTCAATTACCCCATTCGCACCTAAATGATTGTCTGTTGCTGGATAGGAATTTCCAGGATTAAGCCTTCTGGCTCTAAATCCTTCATTCGAGAAGCCAGCTCGACTGTCAAAACTATAAGCCATATCTTACTCCTTGTTCTTCTTTGTAGAGGTCTTGACCTCAATAGTTTTAGTAGCGACATCTATGACTGATTCAGTCACAGAAACTTTAAATGAACGAGCTAATATAGCTGGTTTTTCCTCAGTTCTAAAAAGCTCTATTCCATTCTTTGTATAAACATATTGCCTCTTCACCGTTAGTTACCTCCATCTTGAAGCTAATGTAATAACCCGACTTCGGGATATTGTACCATCATCATTTAGTGAAACATCAGTCATTTCTGCTGTAACACTTAACCTTATCTTAAAAGCACCATCTGTAAGCACTTTCTTATCTAACAAAGTAAACAATTCATTCACTATATACTTATCAAGGTCATCATCATTCTCAGGTGGCACATGACAGGATATTTTTACTCTTACCTCACCATTATCACTAACATTTGCAAAACTGGTATCCTCCCATATGACAAGATACGCTGCTGTAAGCTGTCCGGGATTAGCCCATGAGTTAGCCCTTGTAAACACATCATTAATAGTACCATGCCCTTGAAGATACTTATACACCGTGGGTAATATCATAATGAAAATCCCTACCATAAATTTTTCTTAGTTCTGCTAAAAAAGGAGGTACAAATATAGCCATTATTGGCTTTAAACTTGCAAATCTCTCATCATTATAATATTCAAGATACTTTCCATATTTAACATCATTACTATGTGCCACGTAAAAACCATAACTTGTTGGTGTACGAAAAGCTTTTGCAATCCACTTACTTGCTGCAATGTTAGTCCTATTAGTCCAAAACTCTCCAAGAGCACCTTTACCTAAGTCACGTTGTACTGATTGAAAATAAACTAACGCCTTTGCTGCATAAGCTACTGCAAGTGCATATCCTAACTTTTCAGCAGTACTATAAAACAACATTATCTCTGCCATTGGATTAGGTGAACTAGCTTTTATCTTCGGCATGTTCTCCTCGCTTCCTTCCACGCCACATAGGATGTATGTTGTCTTCCTCAGTACATTCAGCTACACTCACCTCTATATCTTCTAACAGTACACATTGTGTTATAATGATCTGAGCCATACGTAATGCAGTTGCCTTATCTTCAAACAATACTGCATTAAGCTGTGCATCATACTTAGCTTTAGTTTCTAACTTAATTAACACTATGCTTTCCTCTTTGTAATGTCCATCAACAAACAAGTCTTACTTATAATGCCACCAAACCTTGTGTTTAGGTGAACTGTATCAGTTTTATAAGCTATACTATTCACTGTTACCAATAACCCTTTAGTTAACCAAGTATTATCATAAGATGCAATAAGGTACTTACTTGATATTACATTATCCGGTGTAAGTCTCTTTCCTGTTTCATCAAGTGTTGAAACTTTATTTGCTACCCTAACATCAGACTTTGTGTCTGAGGTCGGGGAAACAGCCAAATTTCTTACAGTCTTTCCATAACCATCAACTTTAGTAGTGTACGTAGCTACCGTAACGGTAGCAGGGTCAACAGCTATACGATTCACCTCTTCTGCACGAATAGCTATTAGATTAAAGTCAAAAGTGCTCATACCTTTGCGCCTCTAGCTATCTCTGGCTTCGTTAGTAGTACAGCTTGACTTGTATTAGTTCCACTAGCTTCCTTGCATTTCCTTGCATAATACATACTAAAATAAGTACATGTTTGTGTAATCTTTACAGGGTCAAGATACTCAGTTCTCTCTGCACCTGTACTGTATGACTTAACTGTTTTACCAGCAATTATGCTAGGTGCAAGTTCTCCCCACAACTCAGAAGCTGCACAATAGGGAGTTAAAAAATCAGTAAGATATACTTCTAACAGAGTTTCATCACCAACATCTTGGTAATACGGATACATGTATTTCTGAAGTTTTTCGAGGTCTGTCATTAGTATACCTATATAGTATAGGTAGAGGCTTTTACACCCCTACCTAGAGTTGCGAAAATACTTACTTCTATGGCCAAGCAGGAAGTGTAACTTCTTGAATGTAAGAAGCAATACCAGTGTTGTAAATTGACTCTACGATATACCAAGCTCTTTCCTCTTTTGACAGAGTAGGAACACTTGGATTCGGGTCAAATTCCATTGTCAACGCACGTTTAATCGGAATCATCATCCGGTTATTCGATTTAACGAGATAAATTGTACCTGCGGTAACACCCGTGTATGTATCAGTCTGCTCAGGGAACTCAATGGTTGTGTCATCATAAGTTACAATCTTAGTGATTGCGGTGAGTGGTGGAAGTCTCATCTGGTTAACTGATGGAAGTCCACTAGCAACAAGAGGAGCAATGTGATGAGAGTCGTAAGTAGAACAAAGAACGGTAAGATCAGAAGCAACAAGGTATTTGTCGTGTGCACCCTTTGAAGGTTCTTTTCTTTTACCCATGTCGTCAATTGCGTTAGATAACGTTCTGTACAGTAACTCCTGTGCACCAGCACTTACAGTTGTATCAGCAGCAGTCTGCTGTGTACCTGTGTAGGTGTAGTCCAAGATTGGGGACATTGCAAGATCATCTTTCTTTGCAGCATGTGCAACTGCAACACCATCATTCATTCTTTCAAGATCGAACGTCTGATTAAACAATGACAACAGTAAAGTGTAATTGAAACCAGTTGCATAAATCTTGAAAGCGATAGCATCGGTCTCACCACCCATGATAGTACCTTGTGGTACTGCCTGACCCTGCCCATCCACTTCACTGAAACGGAAGGCATAAGGGTACATCTCCTGCGGTGTGATTGTCGCTGTTGCATTAGGCATCATAACCTCACGGTAAAAGTTTCCTCTTATCGTTTGGTGTTCCATCTGTCTTACAGTTAGGTCAAATCTCTGTGCGTTGACAAAGTTAGTCCAGTCTGCTGACAGGGTGTTTGTTGACGAGCTTGAAAATTTACCAGAGGCAATCATTTCATTGATTGAACCGCCTTTGAATCGATAATCAAACCCACTCTTGTACTTACCAGTAAGCGTAATTCCTTTTCGGCTAGAAAGAGGACGCATAGCATTGATAAGTGCCATATTCGGTGCTTTAACACCACTAATACCGAACTGAGCATTAGCAATTGTTACAGCCTGTTGCGGTGAAACATGGACAGGTTTACCATCTTCAAGTCTCTTGTAAAAGTCTCTTCTGAGGCTTTCTTTGGAAATAATTAAGTTATTCATCTATCAGCCTCCTATGCTGGGATATAAGAAACATACATTATGCCTCTTGTGTCGCCTGGTGTGTCACCAGCGGCCGTAATTTTGAGAGTTGCTGCCCCAATGGTCACTTCTGCCTGATCGAGTGTTGCCACTCTATCAATTGCTTTGATTGTTACACAGGCTATTGCATCTGTGATAGCATTTCCACCAGTGTGACTTAGTGTTAGTGCTCCATTTGCTTCGCTATTAGTACATACTACCAAAGCATCAAAGATTTTGTCACCAGCAGCTAAACCATAGGTAGCAAGAACAAATTCGATACCACCAGAAGCGTCTGCTGTAATCGGAAGTGCAACGGTTTTTGCTGCATTAAGCGCATAAGCCGTATTAAGAGCAATCTGAGCTGTTGAAGGTGGTTTAAGAAGGTCAGTTGTGTCATCAACATCAGTAAGTCCAACTTCTGCTTTCGTAACAGCATGAGGATTACCAGCAACTAACCCACGGTGTGTAGTATTTAAGCCAATGGCCGTATCTTGGTCACCATCAATCAAAATCTGTGCTGTTGAAGGTGGTTTCAGAAGGTCAGTGGTATTATCAACACTACCAAGAGAAAGCTCTGCGGCAGTAACCACATGCGGGTTTCCTGCAACTAACCCACGGTGCGTTGTGTTCAAACCAATGGCCGTATCTTGGTCACCGTCAATGAGAATTTGAGCTGTTGAAGGTGGTTTAAGAAGGTCGGTTGTGTTATCTACGTTGTCTAATGAAAGCTCTGCAACTGTAACAACATGCGGGTTTCCTGCGACAAGACCACGGTGTGCAGTGTTCAAGGCAACAGCTTCTGCAGCACTTGCTGCGTCTCTTACCAAGGTAATATCAGTGTCCTGTGCAAAAGGTCTAAATTCAAGATACGCCTGTGATGCAGTATCAATTGCCGTAACAATACCTACTGCAACAAAGTCAGAAACATTTTCTGCGTCATACAATGCACCAGCCGCATCAGCAGCGTTCGGGTCAAACCATACCTTCCCACCGACAGCAAATGTCTGTCCAGCGCCAACCTGATCTGTACATATGATACGATTACTGTCAATGTTGACAAGTATATCGTCCCCATTCGCAACATCTTCAACGTTACGAACCTCTCCAAAGTACCCATTAAAGATAACAAGTTCAAATTGTTCAACATCACGAGCAAGTGTGTTTTCAAGAACAACAATGCGATCTTTAACGGTTTTGTTTTGGAATTTGTGGTTTCTTAATGTATTAACTGTGACTGCCATGTGTTAACCCTCCATCTCTTCACCGGAATCATCACCAGTGTCGTTGTCACTTCCAGGCACAAAGTTACCATTGGAAGCAAGATCACTTCTCAGTTTGAGAACAGCTTCCTCTGTCTTGACACGTTCAATCTCAGCAAGTACTTCTACTTTTGTACCTTTCTTGATACTAAATAAAGCCTTTGCAACAAGAGCAACTGTCTCATTCTTAAACGCCTCTTTCAGTTCGTTCGCTACGAGTGAATCGAACTCTTCACTTTGTCTTGCTTCCTCACTTTTAAGGTAATTGGTAATGTTGCCATTAACATCCTCAAACGCTTTGAGCCTAAGTAATCCGGCAACCTCGTCAGGTGTCTTGACATCAATGCCAAGTTCGCTGGACAATTTGAGACCATCCAGCTTCCCTAAATTGGCGAGATTCTTAAAACGTACCATCATTTCTTCGATGGTCATTTCTTTTGGTTCTGCTGCCATTTCTTCGTCTCCTTGAATATCGTTACTTCCACCAACGGTGGATTTAGTACCTTGTTTAAAGTTAGTTCCAACAATATTGGCATGTGAGCCAGTCATGTCATGTTCAACTAACGCATTTGTTCGACCTTTTATGGACTCTATGACATAGTATTCAGCATCTCCATCTTCATCAAACTCAACTCTACGCTTGTGTATATCACCAGTTGATGTAGATAACATACCAGCCTTTAACTCACGTACTGTCTTAATTGACAATGCTTTCTTCTCTTCGGTATCACCTTTCAGTAAATAGTTTTTAAGAACAAGTGCATCATCACCATCAATCTTTGTTACTTTACCACCTACAAGATAACCATCTCCAGGTATTCGGAACTGCTCTAACTGCCAGTTAGAATCCTCATGTCCTTTAATGTACATTGGTGATGGTACTGCATTAATACCTTTTGCGAATGACTCACCCCACTCTTTTGTGAGTGTCATAGGTGGATAGTTTAATGTTTTGTACTTATCCCCTAACATAACAGTGTTTACAAAAAAGTAGGGTTCCTCATCACCTTCACTTAATATTTTAAAAGCAGCATCATTGCCAATAGAAACACTATCTGGTAATATGGTAGTAGAGATGTTACTTTTATACCTTACTGGTTCACTTGATACTTCTTCTATCGATTCGTATTTTCCATCAGCACCTTTAACCGGATTATACTTAATTCTATCAGCCATTTGTCTTTCCTCCGTCTACCTTTGCATCTTCCTTGCCACCATCTTCGGCATCGGCGTTGTCACCTTCACCGGTATCTTCCTCACCACCAACTCCTGCACTTGCTTGTGTCTTACCTTGTGGTGGAGCAATCAATCTTCGTTTAGCGGTCTTTGCAACAGTCTTTTCAATATCTAGTTCGTGCTTCTCAAAATCATGTTCTAGGTTCAACAAGTTCAGTTTCTTTAACGTGGTATGTGCTTCTTCATCCCCAACAAGATAATTCTCTTTTAGTTTAACGAGTGCATTTGCATATATGTTAAGAGAGTCTGCTTTTTCTTTTGTGGAAGCGAAGTCAGGGTCAGGCCACTCTAAAGTGAACTTAGAACCAATGTTACTAAACGTTGCATAATTGTACACCATGAACGCAAGTTCAAATACTTTTTGCCACATTGGACTGAACTGTTCTTGTTTATCTGTAACACGTTTACGCCAAATAGGTCGCTGCTCTATAGCAGCGGCAAGGTTCGTACCAAGGTTAGCACCAAAGATTATCTCTGGTGTGCCTGAACCTTCTACTATGTTAGTAAATGCAGTCTCCGACAACTTGGTATAGTCACCTGTTGCTTTGTTGGACTCTATATACTGTATGTCCTCATCACCTTCAAGTACAAACAAATCTCTGTCTTGTAATGATATAGAGGCATTACCTTCTTTAACTTGTGCCCATGTACCAGCACCAAAGTTGTTATCGACCCAATTACCAATACTTCCTGTTTTAACCTTTGACTTAGGATGTCCGTCACGTTTCTGTGAAACTCCTGCTTCATATGTCATGTCATGATAGAACTTAAGCATAGGTTCAATGTTCTCATACTCTGAATGCCCACGAATCTCAAATGTTTCTAAATCATTAGGTAGCATAACAATAGGTATAACACCAAAAGGATTGACCACAGTAGCCTCTTCTTGGTTGCCATCAATTTGTGATGTTCTCTTGAAGTATGTTGCAGTAACCTCTATCTCTGTAGTAGACCTAGCTGATGTTTCTTCCTTCTTAGAGTAGGAGGTCGACTCTTTCAGCTTATAACCTGTTATTGTCTTAAGTACAGGGTCAATCCACACTTCCTTAATAACTTCTGGTGGTATAACAACAAACTCTATATGATCGTTCTGCCATTGTACCCATATTGCATCATCACCATCTCTAGTGCTCATCCTATGAATATTCTTATAAGGTACAACAAACTTATCAAATACTTTCTTCTGAGCTTCGCTTGTGTACATAAATTCAGGCTTACCAATGAAACTTACAAGGTTATCTATGATAGGTTTTGCTAGTTGTCCAGCTAAGGCATAGCGATTGTCTTTATTTCTATATAGGTCACGTGTAAGACCTGTGTCTACACGTTCAGCTAAGTCAAGTTTATATACAGGATACGAAGGTATAGAAATACCTGACTTAGACACAATCTGTCGTGTGTTCCCTGTTGTTTCAGAATACAACTGGTCGTACAACGAGGATAGTGTACTAACTGAGCTGAGTAATAACTTCTTAAGAAGTGGTTGCCGTTTGCTCATCTCTCATCCTTCTTAACTTAACATAAACTTGTTTCATTATAAATGACTTTCTATCAATGTATGTCTTAGGTTCTTTCTTAAACCCATATTTCCTTGCGAACTTAACCCACTCTAATGTGAATAAGTCTTCATTACTACCATATTGCTTAGCAAACTTATCATATGTCAATATGTTTTTAACAGCCTTTTTTGTAGTAGACACAATCTGTGCTACTACATTAGGTTGTTCTCGCCAAGGTGGAAACCTTAGTTGACGTAAATCTTTCGGCAACTTTGCTTTCACTTCTTCCTGCAAGTGCGCCACACCATACCTATCAACTAGGTCTAACAACTCAGACCTTGCCTTATCTTTGTCATCCATGAACGTTGCTAACTGTTCAAACTGCTCCGCATACAATTCCTTGTAGGTTTTGTTATCTACCATCACATCCCCTTATAAATAAAAAATTATACCTGTAGTGCTTCACGTGCCTTTACAACTTCTGGATTGTCACCAGCACATACATGACCAAGTTTAGGATAGTACCCATCAGGAGTTATCTCATCACCAAGGTGTTTGTTAAGCTCAATATCATCCATAACAAAGTCATTGTCTCTTGTGCAATTATCAATAGCTTTCTGCCTACTATTGAATAACCCCATCAACTCCCATGGTTTATCACCTTTCCATCTACCAACTAACCATAGCATCATGCCTGCCATATTACATCCCTTTAATCATAGCAGTTGGACTTAACCCCATAGAAGCATTAATCTTCTGTGCAATATATATAAATCCACCTGCAACTGCGTCTACCATATCATCATGTCCATGCTGTGTACCATCGGTAACACCAGCAGCCTCTTTAACAAAAGGTTTAATCCACTTTGACTTAGCACCTTTATTCTTATAGTCCTTCATACTAAGATACACATTGCCCGCCATAGCCTGCGCTGCCAATGGTCGCCAGTACGTAAGCTTACTTGACCTCTTCGGCATCAACTTCACATTGTAACCAGCCAACATTCGCAAGTTATATTGTGCCTCAAACTTACCAGCACTACCGGGGTCTTGTTCTAAACAAATAGGAACTTCCCGACCATCTAACTTAGCAGTGTCTAACATCGTTTTCTGTAA